ATTTTGTTTCATACAACAAGCGCTCCCCAAACTTATTACATTAAACACATTTTTATCAAATCTTTTTTGATTTTCCTCAAATTTTAAATCATCATTTATTTGTACCCAATATTCTGGTCGTAGATCTTTTGTGTTTAAATGACAACCTTTATTAAACCAGTTTTTTGGACAATAAATTAATTTCTCTCCACCTAAATGAGCAGCCCACCAACTAAAACTCGAATTTGCAACCACTATAGTCTTAAACTCTTTCATAAAACATAATTCTTCTATATCAGTCGATAAATGAACAAACTCTATTTTGACGGTATTATTGAAATTAAAATTAAAATTTGATTTACACCAGTTAACATCATCTGAAAAAATACAAATCCGTTTAATATCGTCCCTTTGAGATATCTGTCGTAAACAATTATAGTAATAATCTAACGTAATAACCTTATGAAAATTATTTTGTGTGTAATCTGTACGGCGAATATGTAAGGCGACATCATTTTGATTCGGAGTTTCTCCTTTATAATAATCTAATTTCAGTGTTTTTTCAAACTCCAATTTATCAAAATACTTATATGTTTGATAATAACCTTCAATGCAAAAATATTCTACATTAGGTTCTATTGTAATTTTTCTATATTCAAATCTAGTCATAGCCCAATTATAAATTTGCGACTTTTGTCGCAATGTATTATACTCTTGTGTAGTAATTAAACTATTTTTAAAATGAGTAAGGACTGTATCCCAATATAAACCACGTGGAGATGCATTATCTTTACATATTAATAATTTTCGGTTAAACTTTTTCGATAAATCATATGCATTTGATATTTGAAATAGTTGATTACCTAAACCACCTATAACCTTTATAATAATATATTTCATTGGGTATATTATTATATTTTTTAATTTTTATTTTGACTAAACGATTTTTAAACAATTTTCCATTTTTTAAGTGGTTTATGCCACCATCTGCTTATTGTATTTCCAATAACAGTATTTTCATTAAAAAGTGCAGCAGAATAAGAAAAACTACTTTTTGCTATAATTAAATAATCAGCCTTTACTAAAGAATGAAATGTTAACTGTATTTCTTCATTTAAATGGAAAATTATACTTTTATTATTAAAAGAATCAGTAATATTTTTAAAATCTGATTCTTCTCCTTGTGAAAAGATATGTATGATTACATTTTTTTCTATTGTAGGTAATAGTTTTTTAAGAATATTTACATATTCATCCGTGCTTGTAAATCTACTACTATGTCTATTATTCCCAGCAACATCTCCTCGCCTTATATGCAATGCAATATTACAATTTGAATCAACATATGTCGGTATGGATGGCTTAGGTTTGCTATAGTAAAACTCTCTAAACATTCCTAAAACTTTTTCATTATAAAAAAAATCCGGATAATATGTTCCATGAACAAATGCTCCTTCTTTTACCTTATGTACTCTAGATAACTCATAGTTGGAAATATCATTTATGGAATTATATTTGCTTTCTATATTAATGAAATCATTCATATATTTCGGAAAATCTTCAACTCCATCATCATTGTGATGCATCTTATACATAGGAGTATGTACATATTGGTAACCTTTATATTCACAGTATGCCATTAATGAAAGACATGCTTGCAATTGTGAACCAAAGCCATCTGTTTTACCATGAATAGTAATTAGTGTGGGTTTTTGTTTAGTTCTTTTATAATTAATATCCCAAAACTGATGCCATGATACTGGATGTCCTCCTCTAAATTTTTGACTTATCCACTCATAAGGACTATCATTAACCTTAAGGTACCGACAATATTTAAAATTATCAGCCGATAAGTTATTATAATTATAATAAGATTTATTATTCATATATCTCATATATTGGATATAATGTGAAAATGTACTAGTGCTTGTACCTATAAATTCATTACCCTTGCTTGCTAATATCATTTCTACTATTGCAGTAGCAACATCTAAATTCACACCTTCATGATTAAAGTCATAAAATATCATTTTATTCTGATTAATATAGTTATTAATATAATTATCTGTTAATGTTTCAATATTAGTTGGTTTATATTTTTTCATAGCATTAAAAAATTTTTCATTTTTCTTATTGTCGGTCAATAAGTAAATTTTGGGATTAATTAAATTTGTTTTATGACCATCAAAATACTCAGACAAATTTTTAATAAAAAGATTATTCCATCGTTGTAAAAATGATTGATCTTTATGACAATCTCCAAATCTTAAATGGACAAAAATATTATATGTGTTTCTTGTTTCATGTAACTTAGAATAAATATCATCTGCCATATGATATAAAAATGGTTTAAATTTAATAGATTGACAAATTAATCTCATTAAAGCATAATTTTTTTCTGTTGTATAAAAATTATAAAAACATCGACTAGCATTACCTTGATAAATATAAATATTTTCAAAATTATCATAGTCGTGAACCAATATAGGTTCTTTATTTCTATGATGGCAAAACTTTTTTATGTCTTCTTCATTTTCAGGAGTATCTAACTCTTTATCTACAAAAACATTGCTAGAAAATCTTGCTTTCCATGATATTTTCTGAGTTTTCTCAGTATTGGTCATTAAATCTTGAATATCTTTTGGAACATCTTTATAATATACTTCAAATCCATTAGGTAAATATTCTAAAAAATCGTTTGTAAAATAATTCAAAAAATAACCATAGTCCCATTTGGCTCTACCAGCATGACAAATCTGATTTTTAATTAGTAATATAAGTTTACGATTTGTAATATTTGATAGATAAATGGCAGTTTCAAAAGAAAAAAGTTGGTTGCACAAACCAACTCCACTAAATTGCTCATAAATAAGAGTTTTCATTAATTATAATATAAAAATTCCTTTTATATTATTATTATCGATTAAACGTAATTTTATTTATTACATATACTAAATCTTAATAAAGAAAACAGAAAATAAATATATATGAGCATTTCATGGGGTGTAATTTTTTTTACTACTGTAATATTACTGCAAATTATTTTGTTATTTTGCTTATGTACAGGTAGAATAACCATATTTACATTTATAGGTCATAGAAGAACAATAAACAATAATGAAGGAAATAATAATGAAAGAAATAATAATGAAGGAAATAATATGAATAGAAATGTAATTGTAAACCAAGTAATTAAACAAAACCCTATAAAAGAGATCGAAATAAATCCTCCACATGTGTTTATAATTAAACATCCTAACAATGAAATAAGTGTGGGTATTAAACATGAAATAACCTAAAATCCCCATAAATTCCCTATTTTTCGTGTTTTTCTTTTACGACGAGTTTTCTTTTTTTTTTGATTTTTCCATTTTTGATTTTTCCATTTTTGATTTTTCTTGAATGTTTGCTTGAATGTTTTCTTAGAAAAGGGTATTTTTTTAAATAATTTATTTTTTTGTTTTTTAAGTTTTTTAATACGTATATTATTTTTATTATCTAATTTATTTTGTGCCGGAATATATCGTAAGAAAAACCATTCGTATTCTCTCGAACCCTTTTTATCTTTTAGTTCCTTATATTTTTCTATTTTTTCGGCTCTCATTTTTTCCAAGGTTGTTTGTTCGCCATAACAATCAATACTAAATCTTTTAAGCAATCCTTTTTGTTTTAAACGATTTTTTTGCTGAACTTTAAATAAATATTGACTCATACAAAGAATACGATTTACTTGATAATATGGTCTATTTGTATAAATAAATGCTAAATATAAACTAAGCATAGTATCTAATGTTGCTATTCTTACTTTACGATTATCGACTTCTACAGTATTATAACTATGACAAGCAAGTGGTTGATAAATAAATGCAAAACTTTCTGGACCTATACTAACTTCATAATGTGTTGGAAGGGTTTCGTCAATGCCTTTATGTTTCTTTATTTTTATATTTTTTATTCCTGCATCCTGAAGACGTTCTTTTAAAATTCGTGTAGTAGTTTCTGGTTCAGTTGATAGAACATCAAAATCCGGAACTTTTTGTATTGGTTTACCCTTAAATTCTTTTAAATCCTGCAAATACATTCTATTTGCCATTGCACCGAAAAAAACGCACCCTTGAGCAATTAATGTATTTCTAACTATAACAAATAATCTATCTTGTAGATTATTTAAAAATTCATTTTCTTCGTTATATTTTTCATGTTTTCCCTCCCCTCCTTTTTGTTTTTTCTTTTGTTTTTTCTTTTGTTTTTTCTTTTGTGTTTTTTTTTGTGTTTTTTTTTGTTTGTTTTTATTACCTTTTGAACTTTTTTTAAAAGTTCTTTTCTTTCGCTCAATACCGTCCTTTGATCCATACTGAAATAAACGTTGAATGTCTTCTTCTTGACATGATTTACCTCTCAATGGATAATGTTTATTTAAAAGTGTTAAACGCTTTAAAACTTTTTCCCATCGCCCAACATCCCCATTTGGTCTGCTTAGTTCTAAATACATTAACATACGTAAAAAGTTAGCAGGACTATATTTAATTCCAGCAACCCGAATCGCATGTTTTGAAATTTTTTTAAAAATAGCAGGTGCTAAGTAAGTAATATCTGCAACGGGTATAAAATTTACAAAAACTTTAAATGTTCCTGGATGAATTCCCACTTTTGCTTCAACCTCTGTAAAACCTTCTTTATAATATAAATCGGCTAGTTTTTTTGCATCATTTAATGGTGTTTTAGAAAAGAAATCATAATCAGGAAGTTCAAATGATTTATCATAAAATTGGTCTTCTAAAGGTAATATATTATTAATAGCCGTTCCACCATAGCAAATTTGCTTATTTATTCTTAAAAAATTTTCAACAATACCTATAATTTTTTTTATTTCCGGATTATTTAATTTATTTGTGCCTAATTTTTTACCAATATTATCTACCGCACCTCTTAATATGGCTAATTCACATTCTTCAAATGACATATTATTTTTACAAGACATAGTTAATATATAGTGTTAAAAAAAAAATATAATAATTAATAATTATTTTATATTATTAATTATTCAAGTTTGTTGTTTTTTAATTATAAAAAAATTATATTTTTGGTTTATAAACACCTCCTAATGTATTCATTTTACGAGGACCATACGACAATTTCTTTTCTTGAGGTTTTGGGACAGGTATCTTCTTTTCAAAGTATCTTAAATGATCTGGTTTTAATCTAAAGGCTGTTCCAACATCTGAGAAAAATTTAATATATTGCATTAAAAATGTATCTATTTCACTAAAATTCATCATTACCATTTGATTTCCTAATTGATGATGAATTGCAGCAGATGGATTGGTTTTCACATTAGTAAAATCAGGCCTGGTTATTCCTATAAATTTTTTATTTTCATTAATCATTGATTTTTTATCATAAACTTGTGTAACATCTTTATTTTTATAGATATTTACAAATGGCATACCAGAACCATCCTTTGCTTTACCCGACATATTTACTAATGCTTCAAATGGTGTTCCCCTATAATTGTTCAAGGGATCTTCTATAATGACAATTACCTTTCTTTTTAATTCTAATAATGGTATATTGGCAATTATAGATTTTCCATCTTTATTAAATTTACCATCATGACCAAATTTTTGGGATAAAAACATTCCAGAAAATGATTTATTTAATACTGTGGCCATATTTCTAAAAATATTTCTATTATTTGATTTTATTCTAAAACTTAAGAATAGTGGGTCATCTGGATTGGGAGAAATAGAGCCAGAAAATGCTATCATTTTCACCTGATTCATTACTTTAGAAAAATTCAGACTATTATATGTCCCTTTTAAAAGATATTTTCCATTTGAAGTTGCTTCTTTCCCAGCAGCAACTACTGGTTCACCGTCTAAAGAATATATTTCAAAATCTAATAATCTTGCACCTCTTTTAACTGTTTCATTTAGTGGAATTAAATCTACAAAATCTTTTTCAAAATTTCCCCCGCAACAAGAGTTATGACTACTCATAACATAGTAATCTCTCAATAAATATCGATGCTTAGCATTGGAATAACTAATGCCTCCCAATTCCGATCCTCCTATTTCTTCATAACTCTGTATCATTAATTTATTATTTGATTCTTGTTTACTTAATGTTATATTTAAATGATATGCTAAAGCAAATACAATTAATATAATGACGAAAAATAAGAAAATAGCCAAATATAACTTTCTATTTTGTAACATATTCATCATATTGGATTTTGAATTTTCAAGTAAATTTTGAATATCAACCATATATTATATTAAAATATAAATTATTATTAAAAGTTATTTTAAATTAAAAATAAAAATATAAGGTTAATTTAAGATGACTGGTGGCTTAATGAATTTGGTAGCATACGGTAATGAAAATCTATTATTTAATGGTAATCCTAAAAAAACATTCTTCAAAGCCGTTTATAAAAAATATACGAATTTTGGATTACAACGATTTCGAATTGATTTTGAAGGTTCAAAAATTTTAAATGAAAAAACAAATACCACACTTGAATTTAAAATACCTCGATATGCTGAACTACTTAATGATACTTATTTAGTAATAAATTTACCTACTATTTATAGTCCATTTTATAATTTTAGTGCTGAAGAAGGTGTTGGAAATAAAAATGGTCATAGTTTCGCACCTTATGAATTTAGATGGGTAGAAGAGTTGGGAACAAATTTTATTGAAGAAATACAAGTTTTTAGTGGTGGTACTACACTTGCTCAATATAGTGGAGAATATTTAAATTGTATAAAAGAAAGAGATTATAGTAATTCAAAAAAAGATTTATGGAATCAAATGACGGGAAATATTCCTGAAATAAATGATCCTGCTAATGCTCATGGCAATATAAATGTATATCCCAATTGTCATTTTACTGAGGCTGGTCTAGATATTGAACCTTCTATACGAGGAAGACGTATTTACATTCCTATAGAAGCATTCTTTTGTCATACAAGCAAAACTGCCTTACCTTTAGTAGCACTTCAATATCAAGAAATAACTATTCGTATAGAATTAAAACCAATTATGGACCTTTATACCATTAATAATGTAAATGAAATACCAAATCCAAATGGCCTTTCTTATAGAACTAGACCTAATAAAAATATTTTGGACCATCAATTATGGAGATTTTTACAAGCACCCTATGATGAAAAAGCAACAACTAATTTATATAATAAAAATGTAACAGATTGGAAATCGGATATTCATTTAATTGGTACCTATGTTTTTCTAGGACAAGAGGAACGTAGAATTATGGCCGCAGAACAACACAACTTACTTATTACTCAATTATATACCTATAATTTTTTAGATATATCTGGAAGTAAAATTGTTAACATAGAAAGTAAAGATATGATAAAGGATTATATGTTTAGATTTCGCAGAAGTGATGCTTATTTGCGAAATGAATGGTCTAATTATACTAATTGGCCTTATAATGGTGTCAGACCTATGCAATTATCCCTTTTAAATAGTAGTACTATACCTAATAGCGCGAGAATGTTTGTAACNGGAAATATTGGTGAAAAAAATCCAACAACTGGTGTAGTCATAAATGATTATCCAATGAATCTGCGTGATGTATTAGTAGATATGGGAATATCTATGGATGGCGTTTACAGAGAAAAAATATTAGATGCTGGTATATATGAATATATAGAAAAATATGCTAGAACAACTGGTGGTGCAAAACGTGGATTGTACTGTTACAATTTTTGTTTAGACAGTAATCGTAAAGAGTATCAACCAAGTGGTGCTATGAATGTTAATAAATTTAAAACGATATCATTTGAGTTTAATACAATTGAAACACCATTTTCACCAGAAGGAAGTAATGTTGAATATATTTGTGATATGAATGGAAATGCTATTGGTTTCAGAAAAACAAGTGCAATATTAAATGAATATAATTTTGATTTGCGGATTTTTGAAGAACGATACAATGTTGTTATTATACAAGGTGGTCGAGTAGGATTGATGAATGCTCGTTAAAACTTTTCAGAAAAGTTTTTCAAAATAAAATTTAATATTTTTGTTTTTGAATAAACTTTTTTTAAAAGTTTTAAAAATTGATTTAATTTTTATATTATACGTTTAAGTATAAAATAAAATGACTAGTGTAGAAACTCAAACAACACCAAACCATGAAAAAACTCGTTATATAAAAGCATTACCATATAGTAATTGTTCTGCTTATTCTGGTTTAATTATATTTGACTTGGACTTTTTAAAAAACTGTCCTTTACTTGAGGGTGCTCTCATTTTCAAAAAACTTTTTGGATTAGTTGAGAGTGATGATGTATTTTGTTATGATTTAAAAATAAATAAAAACCTTGAAACAACAATATTGCAAGATTTTAGAATTACAAAAGACGACTGGAAAAATTTCATATTCTTTTTACATCAAGGTAGTATTCCAGAGGCGTCTCTACCAGCAGAGTATATAGTTAATGAAAATAAAAGAACAAGTACAGGTACAATGGACAGAATTTTACATAAATTAGAGTCAGTCATGGGAACTTGTATTACGTTTGGAGGTGTTCCTAAGTTTGAAGAATATTACAAAAATTACTTTAATAAGTTAAATACAATACTTATTTCAAAAAATTATGTAGAATATAATCCGGGTAAACCAACACAAGATAATTTAAACCGTTATATGTGGGCTAGTCACTATACAAGAAATATAGTTTATATAGATTTTATAAATTTACATAAAGTAAGTGATGGATGGTCTGCTGCATCATCCATGTCATCAAACTTTGTCTGGTATAAAAAATTAAAAAATGGAAACGAAAGTGATATTGATGCGGTTTATACAGAATCTGAAATCGGAGATGATACAGAACAAATTGTAGACGATACAGATAGTGATATGTCTGAATTAGAAAGTGACTCCGAAATGAATGTTGACTCTGATAATCTAACTACCAACAATGATTACACATTGACTATGTAATTAATTTTAACAATTTGCTGCCCACCTTGCCATTGCCTGAGTTTTAAAACGATTATTATTTTCAATAAACCATTTTTTTTTTCCAGCATCCCATCGTGCACCCCATCCCTTTGCCTCATCTTTTTCGCCATATGGTACATTCAAGTAAATTTTCTTTTCTTTTGTTTGGTATGAACAATGTGTTTGACCAATAGCCAAATTTGCTAATCGGTCGGCATTTTCATTCCCTAAACTATGCCGATCCTGTAATCCTGTATGTGCATTAATATGAATAAATTCTATGTTTTTCTTACCTTTGCAAAATCCGTAAGCGACTTTTACTATTTTGGCATTTGGGATTTCTACACCTTTTTTTTTCATCCAATTCTTTTTTTCACATTTCTCTCCATAATCTGTACAACACCGAATAGAATATTTGGAATCAGAATAAATAACAATTTTTTCACCATTATCTATCTCTTGTCTAAGAATAGAGAGTGCTTTTATGATTGCCAGTAATTCTGCTACATTGTTTGTCTGTGGTCCTTTATAAGCCTCGCTCACATTTCGAGGATCATCCTTTCCAAAATAAACTCCGAAACCTGCCCTGGCATTGGATCTTCCGTTATTTGAACATGCACCATCTGTATATACAAATATTGGTTCTTGTTCTTCCGTTTCACTTTCATAATCTTCTTCTTCTAATTGATTTATATTTGACATAACTTCTCTTTCTATAGTTTTATCGTCACCAGAAGATGTCTCTTTTTTCAATTTAATATTTCTTGTAGTTTTTCTTATGATAAATCTCTCCATTTATATAATTAAAATACCTTATATTTAATTATATAGCGAATTAAATATAATGTTAACTAGGTTTATTACATCTATTAAATTTTTTAGTGAGACCAGATAGCATCGTATGGTCTAGGGAATTTATTAGGATCTATTGGTTGATAATTTTTTGTATAGGATGTTTTAGAACCTCCTAATCTATTATCAGATTTCATTTCATCAATGGCTCCATCAACAGCCCCTTGATACTTTAAGTCTCCCATAATTGTTTTAAGTTGTTTTACTTTCGCAGGGTCTCTCTCTCTCTGACCACATTTACGACGTCTTCTATATTTTGCATGACGATCTGCTACTGGGTTTTTTAATTCAGTAGCATTCAATACATTATTAAGAACACTTGTAAGTCTGTTTTTATAAAGAGATGCGTTAATTTTATCCATATCATATTTATAAACTATACGACCTATTGCATTATATTCACTATCTTTTAATCTAGGCTCTCTGAATCTCTTAATTCTGGACAAATCATCCATAAAATCCATACCAATTTGTTCATAATCTAAATTATCACTTTGTTTATCTAATTGACATGAATTTAATGCCATTTGTAGTGATTTATTTGAAAAAAGTCCCGGTCTAGTTCTTGCATAACCATGAGAGTTTTTGGGTATTAAAATAGAACCACAATCATTACATGCAGAATTGTCAATATGTCCATCACTAACCCATGGACAATTTCTATATGATTTTCCCATGAAAATTTCATTTGCACACATATCATTATCGTATTGAGGTGCTAAACAACCATTTGGACACACACCTTTTCCTGATTTTGCAATAAGTCCATTAGACAAACGACTAAACTTGGGATTATTAACATTAAATTGTTGTGTTGCTATAGGGGTTTCTGCCGATTGAGATGCATGAGTTAATCGATTATTTTTGGATGGACACATTACATTTTCTGTAACGCCTGCAGGATTTTGTCCAACCGATGTAGGATTTTGTCCAACCGATGTAGGATTTTGCATAACGGCTGTAGGATTTTGTCCAACCGATGTAGGATTTTGCATAACGGCTGTAGGATTTTGCATAACGGCTGTAGGATTTTGCATAACGGCTGTAGGATTTTGTATAACGGCTGTAGGATTTTGTATAACGGCTGTAGGATTTTGCCCAACCGATGTAGGATTTTGTGTTGGACTACTTGTAGCCCCATTTATTTTTTCTCCCATTTGCATCATTCCCGAACCCAATTCTACCACTTCGGCTCCTAAATGCGGTCTTGATTTCTGATATGCTTCATTAAAATCATTAAAAGAATTATCGAATGCATTTTTAATATCAGGTTGTGCCTTATTATAAGCACCTGTCAAATGATATTGAGCCTTTTTAATATCTCTTTCTGCTTTTTTATAAGCAGATTCTAAATGAGGTTGAGCCTTATCTAAATATGGTTTTGATTTGGTATATGCACTTATTAAGTGAGGCATTGAATTAGATAACCCTTTCATAAAATCTGGTTTTCCTAATTCTACGGCTTGTTTTAGATTAGGACGACTTTCAATAATTTTTTTCAACTGATCGCCTCCCTTTTTTTGAACATCAGATACATTTGTAGGCAATTGCATGTTCGTCATAGCCTCTCCAAATGTACCTCCTATATTTACATAATCCCTAAGATCTATAAAAAAGAAAACTAATGTATAAATTACCATAAGTGTTAATGCTAAATAAAAAAACATTATATATATATAATTTAATAATATATTAATTTTACTAAATTATATTTTAGAATATACTCCATGCTGAATTATATGGTAATACCTTTTTTTTATCATCATCTTTACTATCATCTGGTTTATACGTATCTGTAAATTTTGCGTCATCCATTGGTACTCCTGCCAATTTCAACTTCTTTTTCATCATAGAATTACTATTATCTTCAAACATTCCAGTAATTCTTTTTGTAGTAGATTGAATAGGGTTATTCTCTCCTACTACAGAACTTGCAGATAAACTAGAACTTGAAAGAATATTAGAAACATCTGTCAATATTTTTTGAGTATATACCTTCTTTTGTGATTCAGATAAATGGTCTGATTTAAGTTTAACAACAAATCTTCCCAATGTTTCATAATCAGTTTCGTCAATATCTGGTATAGAGAAGTTTCTAATAATAGAAACTTCTTCAATAAAACTTTTACCGATTCTAATATAATTAGTTTGACTTTCTTCTGCTAAATTAATATCTTCTGCGATAAGATGTTTACTTCCCAATACTTTTTTCATAATATCTTTATTAAAAATAGCGTAATCACGTGGATTTTCAACACTAGTATAATCATTTTCAACTACAGATTGAGATGTAGACATGTTATTATCTCCTAATGCAATACGTTGTTCTTCAAATTTTTGCTCTTGTATAATTATTGGTTCACTTGAAGTTATTGGTTGTTGTTGTTGTTGGTACTCTTGATTATTAGAATTTTGCATACCTTCAGCAAATACACCACCTCCTGCTAGTGTATAGGAATTTTTGTAATTCATAATGTCTACATAAAAATGATAAATAATATATGCAAATATTGCTATAATGCCTAAACTTACAAAAAATGCTCTCATTATATATAATTTTATATAATAATTTAAAATTATATATTTGTTTATCAACACAATTTTTAATGATGAACGTCTTCAAAGATATTATTTAACTAAATGAGTATTTAATTGCTGACTAACAACCACAAAAGTAACACATTTACTAATGTGTTTAATTTTATGAGCGTTCACATAAGCACATGTTGATCTTATTCCACCTAAATAATCTAAAATAGTTGCTTCAAGAGGACCCTTATATGGTATTTTTATTACACGTCCCTCCGAAGATCTATAATTTGCCATTTTCCCATAATGTTTTGTCATTGCTAATTCACTGCTCATACCGTAAAACATTTTATATTTTTTTATCTCTCCATTCGACTGTTTTTCTTCTATAACTTCTCCCGGATTTTCATCATGACCTGAAAAGACGCCACCACACATAACAAAATCTGCTCCTCCGCCAAAAGCCTTTGCCATATCGCCCGGTGATGTTATTCCACCATCGCCTACAATAAATCCACCACAACCGTGTGCTGCGTCAGCACAATCAATGATTGCACTTAATTGCGGTACACCTACTCCAGTTTTTAATCTTGTAAGACATGCACTTCCAGGTCCAATCCCTACTTTAACACCATCTACCTTACCATTAATAATTAATTCTTCAACCATTTCACGCGTTGCAACATTTCCAGCAATAATAATAGAATCTGGAAAACATACTCGTAATTTACAACAATAATTAACTACTTGTTGCATATAACCATTCGCAACATCTACACATATCCATTTTGCCTTTGTAAATTCAACAATATCATGCAAAAAAGAAATATTACTTTCATTTATTCCTGTAGAAATCATAAAATAATCTGGATTTAAATCTTCTAAATGAGATATTTGTCGTCTTTTTTGAAAATCTTTAAGATTATAAAATTTATTTAAACATGTAATCATTTTATGTTTACATAATACATCATAAACCCCAAAAGTTCCAGTTGTGTCCATATTTGCAGAGATAATTGGTACGCCTTTCCATTTTTGTGTAGAGTATTTAAAAGAAAAATCTCTTTCAATATCAACTTGACTTCTAGAACTAATTGTAGTTCTTTTAGGTCTAATTAAAACATTATGAAAATCATATTGAGGTGTATGAATTATTTTCATATCTTAATTAAATTTAGCAATGCATTTTTAAGTATATTTTTAATATTTAATCTATATATATAAATGCCTTCATTATTAGATAAAATGTATGAAGATGGTAAATATGCATCAAAAAAAAGAGATAAAAGAAACGCTGATGCTGCAAAAAAAAAAGAAAGAAAAAGAAAACGAGAAGAGTCTTCAAATAAAAAAAAAAAGAAGGAAAAAAAGCCTATGTCACACAATGACCGCATTATGTATACTATAATTTTAATTATATGTATACCATTGGGGGTTTTATTTTTTGTATATTATAATTCCGCTCTAATGCATACTATTATATTAGCAAAAGGTTTATTTAAAACAGAACAAAATCTAGGAATACCCACAGATCCAGATAGAGTACCCTATTCAAAATCAATGTCTCACGGTGCAACTAAGGATCCATCAAATACTGAAAGTGTATTTGATATTATGGATAAACAAAGTAAAAAGGTTGCTGGCGTTGACCCACCAAAAAAACAGATGGGGGGTGGGAGAAAAGTTCAAAGGGGGGGAAATAAATTTAATAGATCGGCAAATGAGGCCAAGTCTTTTTTAGATCCAACCAAATTTGGATTTCCATATACATGGTATGATAATGATAATTTAGTAATGAGAGGAATAAGTGATTATTTTGTGACATTTTTTACATTTATGCGAGGAGGATTAGTAAAATTATTAGATATTTGCAATGAATCTTTTTATAAAGAAGGTTATCAAGGTTATCCAACAGATTTAGGAGGACAAGTATTTGATTTTGTAAAATTTTCAATGATTCTTCCATTAATATCGGTTATTATATATGCTGGTAATATATGTTTAGGAACTGTTGGTCTATTTTGGTCTTCAATTAACAATCAAACATTACTTATTTTATTCTGGTTGACAGTGGGAATATTAAGTTTAGTTATAGGAACTATAACAACTATAGCAGTAGCGGGAGTTACTGTATCATATCTTAATATTTTCGTGGCTATTGCATTTATTATGCTTACAATTGCCACCTGTTATTCGTGGCCATATGGGTTCTTTTGGTTTTATTTACAGGCAATGATACTTAAGATAGATGAGCCAAAAAAGAAATTATTTAGAAATTATCTTAAAAATTACGAACTTTGCTGGATATTGTCCATAGTCTCACTTTTAGGGGTTAGTATTTCTTATATATGGCAGTGGCATATTATACCACTTGTAGCATTTGGGGGAGTAGGTGGAACCTTTATTCTACTTAGAGCAATGGGGTTAATTTAATTCAATAATTTATAGTTTTGTAAATAATATAATTTTTTATAACATTAAAGTTATAAAAAATTATATTTTACTATTTTATATGATAGCATTTATTAAATTTCTTGTCAAAAAATTCAACAAATTTCATCCTATTGTTCAAGTTTTATTAACCATCGGACTTTTAATTATATTAAGATACGTCTATAAAACATTTTTATATAGTTATTTTAGTGCATTTAATTTGGAAGGATTTGGACAACCCAAAGAATTAGTTTATTTTCATATGAATGGATGTGGTCATTGTAAAAACTTTACACCAATATGGGATCAGTTTTCTTCTAGTTATAATGGAAACTTAAAACTAAGAAAGGTTGAGCGTGCAGATGCAGTTAGTGAATTAGAAAAGTATGAAATCAAAGGGTTCCCTACTATTTTATTACTTGACGGCAATGGTGGTAAAAAAGAATTTCAAGGAGATAGAACAATTCAAGGATTGGAATCATTTATACAAGGTTAATCTTCATCATTACACCAAATACAATCAATAAATTTATAAATTCGGTTTAAATCTAATTTATTAATTTCATAATTTTCATTATTAAATAATTCAACAATATACTCAAAATTATGATTTTTTCTTAAATTTATAAAAAAAGAAAACATATCTTTTACATCCATAGATAATTGAGAACATAGATTACTAATAAAAAGAGAATTATTGTATTCTGTTGAATATTTTGTCAATACTTTTGTAAATCTCACATTTTGACTTGAAGGGTATTTTTTTGTTTGTTTATATTTACTGTGAAATAAATAATTGTTGTAGAATGTTTTGATAAGAGAACTCATTTCATTAAAAATCCAAATTTGTTTCTGAAATGTAATTCTATCAATATAATCTGAAAAACATATATTATCAAGAATTTCATTATAAAAAATTAAACTATCTTTTTTAGGATAATCTTCCAATTGGTCCACTAAATTTTCATGATATAATAATCCTACACTTGTTCTATCCGTTTCATTCATTACTTCTAAATGATTTTCTATTAAATATTTTTTTTGAAATAACAATTTAATAATATCCTTAACATCTTCGTTATAATTTTTTTGAGCGAACATATTTTTAATTAATTGATTTTTTAATGTTTTTTCATGATTTTTATAAATATTATATGTTGAATTTAATTTGCATAGGTCTCCTTGAATAAATTCAGACATACTTTTAGTTAACTCGTCATCTATTGTAGGCATTAGTATACTAATAAGTTGAGAAGTTTGTTTCATTGTGGGAGTTTTAAGTTCAATGGTTAAACACACCTTCATAATTTCTTTTATTTTTTTATCAATATGCTGATTGCCAATACATATAATGGGTGTCATTGTACTTTTCTCTTTTTTTTGTTTTTTTGTTTTTTTTGGACGTATTAATTTAATTAAAGAATTAATTCCTCCTTTATCCCCGCTATTCATTCCATCGATTTCATCCATAACAATAGCAATTTTTTTTGTTTTTTTTTGAAATAAACTCAATACATTTGTATCAGACATATTATGTTTAGTAATATTTTCAATAATGGATTTATTTCTAACATCTCCCGCGTCGTATTTTATAATATCATATCCTAATTTTTTTAAAACTAAATTAACAAAACAACTTTTACCACATCCGGGAGAACCATATACAAAAATGCCTCTGCTTGTTTGTAAATTACTTTTATTTTCTTCGAAATATTGTAAAGTATCGATTAATTTTTTTTCACATTCTTCTCTATTTAGAATTAAATTTAGATTTAATTGGTCCATCTTACATTCTTTTTCCTTGTTTTTTTAAACTTATATTTGATCTTATCTTTATTTTTATGAATAACTTCTTGGCATCTATTTTTAATTTTATAGTGTTTAGAAAAATAAATTAATTCATCCAATCTATTTGAAAAAAATATATTTTTATATTTATATTTTTTATTGTAATTATTCATATTTATAGAATTTATTACTTGAATAAAATGATTTAAATATGTATCAAAAACTAAGTATAAATTTTTTCTTATTAAAAATCTATAATAGGCTCGTTCCATTAACAAATCACTTGTTAATTTTTGTTTATAGTTTTCTAACCAATAACTTTTATTAGTCAAACTCAGAGCATATTTAGGAACATAAGGAAAAATTTTATATATTACTACATCTTGAGGCAATTTAATAAAATTCATTAATAAATAATTTTATTAAAATTTATGACAAACTTTTTATTAACATTCTCCAGAAATACCATCCCATTCAATGGAGCAATTTTTAGCAAAAAGACATTTATTTTTTCTTCCATCCGGTCCTAAATATTCAGGAGTGGAAAAATTTGCTGATTTGGGGCAATTAATTCCTAAATCTTGAGAATTTAAACATTTACCAGTTGATGCATCTTTTTGCCAATAATCAGGACAAGCACTAACCTGTGGAGGATATTTAGCATTACTTTTTGCCTGGATCATAAGTATGCCAAGAATAATCATTAATAATAAAAATAAAAAAATAGCAGTATAACTAACAATTTTTTGAAAACTAGCCATGTATATAATCATAAAATATAATATTTTTTTATTATATATTATAAATGAATGTTAATGGAAGAGTTAATATTTTAGAAGAACACACCCAAAATGTTTTTAGTTTATACGATAAAATACCTATTGATCAAAAGATAACTAGTTATAATGATGCAATGACTGGTAATTTTGAAAATTCAAATTTATCTCGAGCATTTTTTTCTGCTAAAAATATTATAATTATACAGAATGCTTTAATGGCAGGTGTTCATAAAGCATCAAATGGTCGATTTAATATTGGTTATCAAAATGAAGATACATTGAAAATTATTATGAGAAGTGTTTTTCTCCAGCATTCTGCAAATTTATGTACAAATATAACAGAACAAATAGTAGAATTAAACAAAATTGTTGTAGAATATTGTGTACCAAAGTTATGCAGTGAAGCAAGTGCATATATCAAATATAAAAATGACGTTAGTACTTTAGCAGTACCTCTAAACAGACCTATTTCTACATATAACAACAATCTATTAGAACTTAAAAACTTCTTTTAAAAATTATATATATGTCTTTTTTGAGTTATTATTTTAACAATCTATTTTTTAATATCCTACATTCAAAACTTAATCATATATATGATAGAAAAATGTCCAATAATTTTACAGCATTAACACATGCTGCAGGTAGCACATTATTGGCAGGGAGATATTTGTTAGATACTAAAAATATGAATAAGTACTATAATTTGATATCGTATAGTTCTGCATATTTTATATATGATTTATTATATCTTATTCAATATTGGAAACCAAATCCCTTAAATTATGCGTATATTTATCATCATTTGTCGGCTGTATACATTATTCACCAAAACCCCCAAATATATTATGGAGGGCATATATTATTTTTGGGTGAACTTTCAAATATCCCATCTTATTTAGTATATTATTATCAAAAACAACCAAACAAACAGAATTTAGTTAAGAAATTAAAATATTTACAATTTTTCCTTTACTCTTTTATTAGAGTTCCATTAATGACCAAATTAATAAAAGATATTTTTCATAATTCCCAAAATACGGGAAATTACACAACATTATTAGTAGGAACACCTGTTTATTTATTAGGATTAATATGGACTAAAAAATTATTTAATAAAATTTATTATTAGATATAATTTTAATTTATTTATTATTATTTTGGCATAAATACTAATAAATTGTTTGTATAAATGATACTTGTATTTTCAGAGTGCGGTTATAAAGTGAAACATTTAGTCGGAGGTAAAAATGCATCTTTAGGGGAACTATTCCATATTTCTAAAGAGTTAGATTTTAATATAGCAGATGGCTTTGCTATAACAACTACATTTTATATGGAATTTATTAAAAATAATAAAATAGACCAATTAATTGAACCTATTATTAATGAAATTAACAGTGACAATATTGAAGAACTTATTATGTGTTCTGGAAAAATAAAAGATTTATTTAATGCTTCTATTTTTACAAAAAAACAAATAAATTTAATTTTTGATAGTTATGATAACTTAATATCAAAGTATAATCATAATATTCAGGTGGCTGTAAGATCTTCTGCAGTTTGCGAAGATTTGCCTAATGCTTCTTTTGCTGGACAACAAGATACTTATTTGAACGTTGGTAAAAATAATTTATTAGATTGTATTAAAAATTGCTTTGCATCTCTTTTTAATAGCAGGGCTATTTCTTACAGAAAAACAAATAATATTAGTTTTGAGGATGTTAAAATTTCAGTAGGTGTTCAAAAAATGGTTCGATCTGATATAGGCTCGGCAGGGGTTTCTTTCTCAATAGACCCAGAAACAGGATATGATAAAGCAATTGTAATTAATTCTGCTTTTGGATTAGGTGAATTAGTTGTTAGTGGAGGAGTAAAGCCTGATGAGTTTATTGTTGATAAACGAACCGTCGGTTTAAATATACAAGATCCTATTTTAAGTAAGCAATTGGGAGAGAAATTTACAAAAATTGTTTATTCAAAAGATGGTGTAAAAGAAATTAAAACTAATAAAAATGAAATAATACAATTTAGTTTAACTAATTTACAGATTAAAAGATTGGCTACACATGTTAGACTCCTTGAAGAAAGATATAGTATTATCTTTAAAAAAAAGATGGGCGTTGATGTAGAATGGGCATTAGATGGATTAGATAATAAAATATATATTATACAAACACGTCCTGAAACAGTTCATAGCAATAAAACAAACATCTTAAAAAAATATAAACTTAAGGAAAGAGGAAAAAAAATTATTAGCGGTGTTGCTGTTGGAGAGAAAATATCTTCAGGAAAAATTAAAAATCTAAAAGATATTAGTGAATTTAAAAATTTTTCTAAAAACGATGTTTTAGTAACGAGTATGACCACGCCTGATTGGGAACCTATTATGAAAAAATCAGCAGGTATAATTACAGATAAAGGGGGACGAACTTGTCATGCTGCTATTGTTGCACGAGAGTTAGGTATTAATGCTATAGTAGGAACAACAAATGGGAGCCAAAAATTAAATGATGATGATGAAGTAACTATTTGTTGTGCAGAAGGAGAGACAGGAGTCGTATATGATGGAAAATTAGATTTTGAAATAGAAGAATTAGAAATAAATACAGATAAAAAGTTACCTGTAAAATTAATGTTAAATGTAGGATCTCCAGAACTTGCATTTTCAGCAAGTATGATACCAAATATGGGAGTAGGGCTAGCAAGATTAGAGTTTATTATTAATAATTATATTAAAGTACATCCTAAGGCTCTTTTAGACTATCCTATATTAGAACCAATATTAAAAAACAAAATACAAACCATTATGGGAGTTGAAACAGATGGTCGGTCTTTTTTTATTAATAAACTAGCAAAAGGTATCGCTAAAATTGCATCAGCATTTTACCCAAATGATGTTATTGTACGATTGTCTGACTTTAAATCAAATGAATATAAAAATTTAATTGGTGGAGAGAAATATGAACCAGATGAAGAAAATCCTATGATTGGATGGCGTGGTGCATCTAGATATTATTCGCACGATTATAAAGATGCATTTGCTTTAGAATGTTTGGCTTTAAAATATGCCAGAGAGATTATGGGATTTGATAACATTATTGTAATGATTCCTTTTTGTAGGACGCCAGAAGAATGTGAAAAAGTATTAAATGAAATGAAATTACATGGATTAGAAAGAGGAAAAAATAAATTAAAGATTTATTTAATGTGTGAAATACCCAGTAATGTTATAGAGGCAGATATATTTTCACAGCATGTGGATGGTGTATCTATAGGAGGGAATGATTTATTGCAATTAACATTAGGCGTGGATCGTGATTCTGATAAAATTTCTTATTTAACTAACCATGAAAATCTTAGTTATAGGCGAATGATTCAAAAAGCAATTGAAACATATAAAAAATATGGTGTAAAGGTTGGATTTTGTGGACAACAACCTTCTGACAGTGTAGAATTTTGTGAGTTTTTAGTAAATTCTGGAATTGATTCTATTTCTGTCACAAGTGATTCAGCCATTAAAACCTATCAAAAATTGTCAAATATGTAATTTAGAAATAATTAAAGTTCTATAATTTTTTATTTATTCGTTTAAAATAAGTATAAAAACATATTTATATTTATTATATAAACTAGAGTAGTTAAAAGCACCATTGGTGTAAGGGTAGCATGTAAGATTTTCATTCTTGCGAGTCCCGGATGGTGCAAATGGGGATGTAGCTCATATGGTAGAGCGCTCGCTTTGCATGCGAGAGGTACGGGGATCGATGCCCCGCATCTCCAATTCGTGAATGAAAAAATTTAAAAGTATTTTAATACTTTATATGTCACAAAAGAAAATATAATTATAAATAAAAACTTAGTTGAAAAATTTAAAGAAAAACAAAAAAGATGTAGTTATAAAAATATATGGGGTCATACTTTTTGTAGAAAATGTGATAAAGATGAATTGGATTATATTAAATATCTCAGGATCCGATTTTTATTTAGCCCTACGAAGTAAATATATGCCGTGATGTCCGAGTGGTTAAGGAGAACGACTTGAAATCGTTTGGGCTCTGCCCGCGCAGGTTCAAATCCTGCTCACGGCGCTTATTGTAATAATTAAAACTATTAAATTTTAATTATTTAATTAAACATATAATTGAACGAACAATATAAACATTTTAATTTATAGAACAACACTTACCACATTCAGTAGGTTGAACTTGAACATCACTCGCATTTACAGCATCCTATGCGGAATCGGACTTAGTAGCACCATCACCTCCAGCATCCTTAGCCTGAAAATATGGCTTCGTCTGGATATTAGCACGAGCCATAGCATCATCAACTACTGGTTCTACACTAATCTCACAAATGGGCGACCAGTTGAGCATCCAGGAATTGAGTGCACTTACATCACTACACTCACAAATACACATACCACCAGAACCACTGAGTTTGTGCCATCGACCCACCATCTGAATACTATCCCCAGCATCCTTAAGATCGTCGGTCGGGGTCATATTACCAAATGCATTCCAACATGGAACACGGTTATCAGAAGAAACACTCCAATTAATCAAAAAAAGCATTATATCACATTATCCAACATTCTCTCTAAGTAGATATAACATAATTTATTTTGAAAAAAAGAAAATATTTTTTATAAGTAAGTATGCCCGTTTTAATTGTAATACACTCCAAAATATATGAAGTTTCTAATTATTCTTCGAAACATCCTGGAGAAGGTATTCTGAATGTTTATTTAAAAAATTTTCATATAAAAACCACCACAGATCTTTTTGAAAGATATCATAATACTAATGAGCCAGATGAATTATTAATAGAGGCACAAAATAATAACTTTAAAAAAACCCAATCTGGTATTTCCTTTGTATGTCCATTTTTTTTTAAACACAGAATACCCAAATATTTTCACTACATAAATGAAGATAATTTAGAAGATGAAATAAAAAAAATATTTTCAGGAAAAGAAAACAATTGTTTTATAGTAAGACGTAATATTAAAGATAATGAAAAAACATTGATCATTACATATTTTGTAAAAAATAATAATACTTTTTATAATAAATATATAATAAAATTCGATAATTTGTGGAGAGGTTCGATATATTTTAATAATAAAATTTATGGTAATAAAGAAAAAGATGTTGAAAAATTAATAAAAAAAATGATGATAGATTTTGAACCTATCTATTCATAAAATAAAGTAAAATAAAGTAAAATATATAAAGTAAAATATGTTATTAATTATATAATGGATCAATGGTCTTGTTATATAATTAAAAATGAAAAATACACTTACGTTGGAGTATCTAATAACGTAGAAAAAAGATTAAGAGCCCATAATGGAGAAATAAAGGGAGGTGCAAAATATACTACAAGTAAAGGATGCGGGTGGAAACACATATGTATAATAAGAGGTTTTCCTACCAAAATAGAATCATTACAATTTGAATGGGCCTTAAAACACATACCTCCCAAAAAGGCAGGTGGAATTAAAAATAGAATAAAAAAATTAGAAATATTATTAAATAAAGAAAGGTGGACGAGAAATGCCCCGTTAGCCGAAACTATGCCTTTGATAATAGAATGGAAAGATATAGAATATATCAACAGTAATATGGAATTACCGGTATTTATAAATCAAATTATGAGTTATGATAATCCATAATTTATTATTTATAATAATCCATAATTATAAATTAATCAACTATACCTATATTCTTTGAAATATTATTTGAAATATTTTTACCAAATAATAAATTGTATGCAGAACATCCAATAATATATAATAAATATATTTCACCTAGATGCCAAGGTGCACCATACATTCGTTGTCCATATAAATATCCTATTCCACCAACTAATCTAAAAATCCATACTATTGCCCCTGCTATTGCAACTTTTGTTGGTTGAAAAAATCCCGCAATTAAAAATAAAGGCATAAATACAGACATTACTTCTACATTATTTTGGTGCACACGCTGTGCTCTATAATAATTTAATACTTGGTCTTCAGTTAAATTTAATTTTTTTATTTCACTATCTCTAGGATACAGCGTAGGTGCTTTAATATTTGTAGAACTTCTTTCTTTCATAACAGGAATTAACATTAAAACCTGCTGGGTAATATATAAAATTAATGCAATAATTAATACATAACCATATTCGCTTTTTATATTCATTATAACTAGGGAAATTATTTATAAAATATAAATAAAACTAATTCATTTTATTTGGTATTTATCTTTATAATAACCCAACCCTTCTGAACAATTTTTAAAAATATAACCTTGTTTAGCCCCATTAAATTTGTTACTAGGTATAAATTTTTTACTAGGTATAATTTTTTTTGAATTTACTAAACCTTCTTTTTTTGTACTTGAATTATAATAATAATACATTAGTAATAAAATTAAAAAACTACCAATTATAAAAATCATATATAATATATTATATACAATATATTTAGATTGTCAATGCATAAATTCAATAATTTACATTACTAATTTTACGTCTTGCTTTTTTTAATTTATTTTTCACCAAATCTAAATACATTTTGATCTCTTCGTCAGTCATAAATTCCCATAATGTAATTATTTTAGTTTTACTATTTCCATGTTCTTTCATAAATTTAAAAAATAAATGAACCGTGGGGCCATTATGTTTTATTAATTTTTTATATTGCAATGTTTTAAAAAAACTTCTAGATAATTCAGCATTTGCACCTTCATTTATATTTAATTGTTTTAATAAATCTTTACTTAACCAATCCATCGCTGTATCATAACTATCTGTCAATACAGCATTTTTTACTTTTTTTGATGTCTCATCTATTGAATGCATATTCTTAAAATGAACATTTAAAATATAATGAAATTTTAAAAACATATTTATTGTTTTTATGATTGTGGGGTTTGACGGATATTTATTTATAGAATCTAATAATATTTTTGACTGTGGGGAATATGTATATTTCTGTATTAAAAAAATAATTTCATCTGGTAATTTTTTTAATAATTTATTAAGTAAATATATTTTTTTCAATGATTCTGTATTATTTGACATATAATAATCTATGCTTTACTCTTTTTAACCTTTTTCTTTTTCTTTTTTTTAGTTGTCAATCCCTTTGAACGATTTACCCTATCAATCTTATATTGTTCATATTCTTTTTCCAATGTTCGCAATTCGCGTAGCCACATCTTTTGAATAGTAGTTTCCTTTACAATATTAAGTTCGGCTTCTTTATCACCCTTTTCTTTAAGTAATGTTTGAAAGTTTTCCTCACAAACACTATCCATCGGCATTTTTCTCAAATATTTATAATCCTCATCTCCATTCATTATGGCATAGTCTCTTGTTTTCAAAAGTTGAATAATAACATCCTTCTTTTTCTTTCTTAAATCAATCACATCATCACAATTTTCTTTAATAAATCTAGCCTTATTGCTAATCAAAATGAGTTGATTTTCAAACATGTCAATAATATAGGCTTTTCTTCGAGCATATGCATCCAATCGAATATCAACAAACTCGTTAATAATATCATAAATAGTATCATATTTTCTCAATTGTTGCTCTTTATTAAACAAATACATATTTGATGTCTTTTTCGTCGTTGTCAACTTAAATGCCTTTTCAAGACCATTAATATGTTTACTAATATTTTTGGAAATCAAATCTGGCAACTTTCCTAGATGCAATTTTACGGTAAATTCCACATCAGTATCGGTACAAGAATCGATATATGTTTTCACAATTGGCTCTTTCCTTTTTCCGGCTTTAGTTTTCTCTTCAATAAGAGTTTCCAAATATGCTTTATAATCACTTGTCCATG